AGTTCCAGGTATGTATACGGTTACTACGTTGTGGGGAAGGATTGCGCATCCTAGAGGACACTCAACTAACGATACTGGATGATTGTCTAAATCAAGTATTTGAGAGCTAGAAATTTCTACTACAGAAAGCTGAATATTGTCGTTAGAAACTAAATTATCTACATACTCTTTTGTTGCTGGTTCATTAAGATTAACAGGGAGTGGAAGTGATAAAATTCTATTGCCTTGTAAATCTAGATTACTTCCTGTTGTTATGCTAGGCGAATTATATGCTGCAATATTATTACCAATAAACGTATTTTCTCCGCAGTTAATATCACCTTCTAAGCATGATATAGCCCCATTAACTACGCTCACATTACTTTGTACATCAAATGAACTAGTTACTGTAATGGGTTGCGTTAGAAAAGTTTGACCAATTTCAGTGACGAACCAAGAAGCAAGATTATCCACGTATTCTTTTGTTGCTGGTTCATCATCAAAATCAGGGGACGGAAGCGATAAAATTCTGTTACCTTGTAAATCTAAATTACTTCCTATGGCTAAATTAAGTGAATCATAAGTTGAAAGGTTGTTACCAATAAATGAATTTTCTCTACAATCAATATCACCATCAACAATTAAAAAAGGTAGCCCAAAGATAGGATTATTTTGCATCTGCACCTTAGAGGAAAACACCACGCCTAAGCTTGTATTGGATGCTGTAATAAATTGTGTAATAACATTTTGAGCGTTAACATTTTGAGCGTTAACATCTCCAGTAGTAATTAAATCAAAGCTCTCTAAATCTAAATTACCATTAATAGGTAAGTCATTAATAAAAGGTGAGTTGATTACTGTATCAACATAATTTTTTGTTGCTGCGTCATTTGGATTTGTAGGAGTTAAAAGATTACTAATACCTTTACCCTGCATATCAAAAGAACTATTTACAAAAATGCTATTTGTATCATAAGCCCTCAAATTATTGCCAATAAAAGCACCATTTTGAACGCTAACATCTCCAGTAGTAATTAAATCAAAGCTCTCTAAATCTAAATTACCATTAATAGGTAAGTCATTAATAAAAGGGTCTGGCAAGACAATAGCAGAAATTATAGGATTTCCATTAACTCCGTTGCCATTTTCTATTTCAATTCCATTTCCAGCTATTAACTCTCGACCAGCGTAAGTACCATCTCCTGTTCTAGTAACTAATCCATTTTGATTAAAAACAGCTAAAGCGTCTAATTCCGGCCCTAGATCAACATTAATAGAACCTTCTGATACTATTAATGAACCAGTAATTGGAAAAGGTGAGCTTGTGGCGTTTTCAATATTAACAGGCGCACCTTCGCTACAAAAACTTTTCCATTCTGTTCCGTCAAAATATTCTGGCTTTGTCATTAATTTAAATCCGTGTTGATTCTAATCATTCCAATAACCGGGTTTGCTGGACGCTCGGCAGTAGTCCCTACCGGTATTGTCAATTGTCCATTACTAACTGCTATATCTCCAGGGCATTCAATAGTAGAGGATAAAGAAATAGTTGAACCATTTACATCTGTAACCACGTCAACTTGATTAGGTGTACCATTAATTACAGTAACAGGAGCTACGCCATTTGTTGCTGATGTGATTTGTCCTTGGTCATTTACTGTAATAGAGGCGTATTCATAATCGCCAGCAACTACTGTTGTGTTTGCTATAGATATAGTACCTGATTCTGTAATAGTACCACCATCAAGACCTGTTCCCGCTGTTATGGATTTGACTGTTCCGTCTCCGTTTACAATCCATTGCGTACCATCGTAATATTCTTGTCTAGCCATATTTTTATCCTTTTTTTTATTATAACATATTTAAAAACTAGTATTTATCCGAGTCATCCCAATAACTGGATTAATTGGACGTTCTGCAGTAGTTCCTACTGGTATTGTCATTGAACCATTACCGGTAAACACTGGATTTTCTTTAAATGTAACCTCAATTGGCTCGTTTAAAACTCCTCCGCCTTCTACATCTCCTGTAATAGTTATGCCTGTTGTTAATAACTCATTTAAATAAGATTGTGCTTCACTGGCAGAAGCAGCAGCATCGTTAGCTGAATCAGATGCATTATCCGCTGAATTACCAGCAGCAGTAGCAGAAGCGGCAGCAGCAGTAGCAGAAGCGGCAGCAGCAGCAGCAGAAGCGGCAGCAGCAGCAGAAGAAGCAGTAGCGCTAGAGGCAGATGCAGCAGCCTCAGTAGCAGATGCAGATGCGCTATTGGCCGATAAAGAGGCGTCATTTGCTGACTGTTCTGCTTCTGTAGAAGCTTGTTCAGCTTGATTTCTAAACTCTTCACATTCTGCTTTGATTTGATTTAATGTTTCAACAGTTGCGTAGTCTTCATCAGGAATAGCGATAGCAAATGCTCCACCTGCAACTATTTTTGCCATTCCAGTACCGAGCTCACTTAAAACTTGAGCATTTGAAAGGTTAGCATTAGGTTCTTTTAATATATATGCTGCATCATCTGGAGCTACGTCAAAATTAGTTTCAACAGGTCTACCTTGAGCATCACCTTTCCATATTTTATCTTGAGTAAGACTTGGTAAATTATTAATATCTATTGTAGCGTTTGCTATTGGTCTATTATTTGCATCACCTATCCATAAATTATTGCTAGCTAAGTCTGGCAAATTTTCAATACTATTAACATCAACTTCAACGGGCCTACCTTGAGCATCACCTTTCCATATTTTGTTGCTAGATAAAGCGGGGAGGTTGCTCAAGTTTATTGTGCTTTTTGCTACAGGATTACTATTTGCATCACCTAGCCATAAGTTGTTTTGAGTTAGGGTAGGTAAATTATCTATACCTATTCTTGCTCTTGATTCTGGGGTATTATTAGCACCACCCATTAATACTTGGTTTTGGTTAATTACAACACTCTTTAATTGACCATCGCCAGCACTGCTTGTTTGAACCAAAGCTCCAGCCGTTAAGTCATTTAAAAACTGTGAGCCAGGAAAAGAAAGGATAGAACCACTATTCATTACAAATTTAGCATTTGAAATTTTAGCGTTTAGAGATGTTAAATCTGCAATCGTTGTAGCAAGTGCGCTAGATTCTTTAGGTCTGCCTGACGATGTGCCTTCCCATATTTTCCCAACAAAACCCGTAGCAGAAGGAACGCTAGTTAATCCAAGACTTGGTAAATTATTAATATTAATTGTAGCGTTTGCAACTGGCCTATTACTTGTATCACCTATCCATAAATTATTGCTAGCTAAGTCTGGTAAGTTCTCAATACTATTGACATCAACTTCAACGGGTCTGCCTTGAGCATCACCTTTCCATATTTTGTTTTGAGTTAGGCCCGGTAGATTGTTAATTTTAATATTAGGCAATTGAACAGGTGAGTTATTAACATCTCCAATCCACAAATGTTCAGATGACAAACTTGGCAAAGGCAATACATTTGTTGTACTAACTACACCATTTGTATTATACATAAAACCATCATTCAGCACACTTAATGCTTGAGCTTTTGGCAAATCTGCGTCCGGCTCGCTAATAATAAAACCAACTCTTTGATTTATTGCTTCTAAATCATCTATCTCTTTTCTGATATCTATCAAATCTAATCTTATGTCGATCAGTGTAGGAGAGGGAATGGCAATACCATTTCTACTACCTACTAAAATATAGTCAGGGTCGCATAAAACTCTTCCTGTTACTGGCGATATAAAATTATGCAAAATATCAAAATTCATGCGGTTAAATGTCCTATAAAAGTTGATATATTGTCTATGTCGTTATTAAAATACTCCAAACTTGAAGTGCGATAATAATCTAATATTTCGGGTGTAGAGTTATCAAATTCTGTGTATTGGCTTGGTTCAAAATAATATTGCATCCTGTAGTAATACAAATTCTCTAGCGTGTAATTACTTCGTATAAAAAGCTCTTTTGCAGCAACTTCTTGAGGACCGGTAGTAGAAACTCCTAACAAATAAATAATTAAATATCCTCCCTCTAATGCTTGTACATTATTACTTAAATCTTCTAATTCTTTCAGTTGTTTGCTGCTTAAACGCCATTTATCTGCAAATGCTTTACGATCTTTACGCAGCTCTTGCACTTCTTGTCTTACTCTGCGTCTTACTTCTTGCTCAGGAGGAAATCCCACATCACCAAGACCAGTTCCAACAGAAAGAACGCAATAACGATTTGCAGCTGGTTTTTTTGCTTTTGCAATGCTTAAAGCAAGGCTTGCAGGGTTGTTTTGAATAATACCGCCATCTATATATAAATCAGTACCTATAGCCCACGATGGGAAATACAAAGGTGCAGCACTTGTTGCCATTGCAACGTCCGTAATATTAAAGTCTTGTCCTATTAAACTTGGTACAATCTTGCTATTAGAAAAATATACGGGTGTATTAGTCGTAATGCCATAATCAGGGTCTACATCGTTTTTTTCAAAAGAAGTAATTAGAGTGGTTGTTTTAAGATCGGTCATTTTGCTTGCGCCGAACTCTGTATCTAGGTCGCTTTTTAACCTTTTTGTGCCAATACCATTGGTATCTCCAGGGTAAAAAGTAGGGCTACTTAACGGACCCCCAACAATGGTGTTAATTTTTGTCAAAGTAGAAGGTGTAACCGAAGGAGTAGTTGTACTTGTTGTAAAAATCCATGGTCCATTTTGAGTAAAAAATGGTAGTAGCTCCTCGGGACTTTTGCCATAAGACAAAGATAATGCTAAAATACCCCCAATAGAACTACCAGCAATCACATCAAAATATTTCCATAGTTCGTTTGGATTTATTCCCCATAAATCTACAAAGGATTTTAAAAAATTCGTGGATACATAACCCCGCATACCTCCACCATCTAAAGATAATATTCGTAATGTATTTGGATCGTACACAATAGACCTCCTGTTTTAATTCCACCTTACTTTATTTAATTTAAAAGTAAGCTCTTTGTTATTAGGTGCAGGATTGCTATCAGGTGAAATATAATCCTTTGGCAATCTAGGATTTTTAAGAGTTTTGGGATCGTCTTTTACAATAGGCGGTCTGTTTTGCTCTGAAGGTTTATCTAAAAAAGGAGGGCCAACCATAAGTCCAGTCCACACTAGATTATTCCCTCTCCACTCCATTTGTTTTACTAAATCTTTATGATTAAAAACAAAACCACTGCGATCGCATACGCCAAGTCCATTAGGGTTTTTTGGATTTACTTTTACGTATTTACTTTTCCATCTTTGTATCCAACTCATGAAGACCATCCTTGATTTATGCTAAAAATAACGTCTTCGCTGTCTTCTATGGTCGCAAGATTAAATATATTTTGGTATTCTTGATTTAGCATTTCAGCAATTTGATTGTTAAATTTTAATGCTAATTTAAAACTAAGTCCTGCTACTAGAGCCGGATAAAATCTTGCTGGTATTTCTAAAGTGTTGGTATATAAACCCACATCTTGCATTGCCTTCTTATAAGAATAATCAATTGCATTATAATATTGGGTTGGTGCTGGCCAGATGTACAAAGATGGGGTAATTGTACGATCAAAATAAAAAATAGATGGCCTTCCTGTAATATTTTTTTGAGGCATTTGTAAATATTCATCTCTACTAACGCTGCTAATTACAGTATCTAAAACATTATTATTAAAATATATCTCTTGAATATCTAAAATTGCTCCGTCAGTTTCTCGTATTCGATATGCTCGTGCATTTACTGGGGCTGTTATATCAAACCAAACTAACTTGCCTTTTTTATATAATTGTTTAGGAATAGTTTTTAAAATTTCCCATGGATCTGCATTATTTAAAGAGTATTCTATGACGAGAGAGTATTCTGTTTTATTATTAGATGTAACACCTACAAAAGTAATTTTTCGAGTATTACCTACCCCATAATCATATGAAATTTTTCCATCAGGTGCATTTTGAGTGCAAGCTGTAGCGTTATTTCCATCAAAAGCATTTGAAGCTATTCCGCCATTGCTTGACTCTGGATTTCCAGATAACTCTCTATTAGAAGTTCTTAAATTTAATTCAGTAATATCCAGTACGTATTTTTCTAACGAATATTTGATCTGAAATTCATTTAAAGATAAAAATTCACTTTGAATAGTCCATAGGTTAGTGGTTTTATTCATCCATTCTAAAAGCATTAAATTAATGCTTCGTCTTGCGGATTCTAATTTTTGCGGAGTGATAAATTCAGGCAATACACCTATCTGTTCAAAAGCGTCTCTAATTAACAATTCTACTTCAACTGATTGAAAATTGTAAGTGCCAGAAGTATTGTCCATAATTATAAACGCTCTTGAATTAATAATAAATTTAAGCAAATAATTGCTTAATGTTTAAACACCAGCAGAACCAAAAATCCCACGTGGATTTGACACACCAAAAGAATAACGCTCTGACGCTTTAGCCATAACGTTGTCAGTTGGATAATCAACATACGTATCAGTTTGTACTGGAGTTCTTTGGAAATGCTTCATTCCATCAGGTGCATCAGTAATAATAAACCAAGCAGCTGGGTCAGTTAGATATTGATTTACTCTATATCCATCTGGCATATAATCATTGTGATATATAGCGTTAATATCGTTGTCCGCTGTGCCAGTTCTAAACTGACTATTTAGCAATACTGATGCTTCAAATTGTAATTCCCTAGGAACAATCAATTTTTTAGCCATTGTTTGAGCAAGTATTCCTGATTGCATTGGAAACTTTTGTATATCTATAATTGCTCGCTCTACTGCTGCCTCACTAAAGTCAGCATCATCCCCAAGACGATTTGAAAATACTCCTCCGTCAATTGGGTGACTAGTAGAACATACTGATTGACCATCTCCAATAGGATATGCTGGATTAAATGCATTATTTAATATATTAGCTCCAAGTATGTTTTTAGTAACCCTTAATGAGTTTCTAAGAGATACCGCTTGTTGTGGAAACTGAGTTTGATACAAATTATCTTCTACTGCTTCTTTTGTAATAGTAAAAGACAGCCCTACACTTTTATGAATGTAGTTAGTAATCACTCTTTGCCCCATACTATCAGACGCAATAGGCTGACCTTCTGGCTTGATATCAGCAGCACCAAGATATTTCATCTCTACATCAATCTCTTGGTATTTATCAGACTTATATGTTTTAAATATTTCAGTCCATTGTTCAGGATATGTTGGATATTCACCAAATACTGCTTTTAATCCTGGGCGCAGCAATTCGGCAATTTGACCGGTATTAATCATTGTTTATTTACCTCTTAAATTATTTATGCAAGTGTAGTACCTGGAGTACCAGCTTTGTAATAGTGGTTATTAATTAAAACTCTTACATTTAAGAATGGAGTAGTTTCCATAGTTTGCCCCACTAAACGTGGCTTGTTTTTAGGACTCAAAGTAAAGCCAATAGCTTTTAAAGGTAAAGTTGCAGTAGTTTTGTTGTAATCGTGCGTTGCATCCCCGCCTGTATTAGTTTGTACATCAAGATAAAAACCAGATTGTCCAGTTCTTGTGTCACCACCCGCTGGGTTATTAGCATAAATATTAGCAACACCGCCTACTTGCACAGTGTCAAAGTTTGTACCTCCACCAATATTTAATGCAAAATTACTACCAAAAGAGCCATTTAGATTAGCTTCTCCATTAGTATTTGGAAACACTGGATCTGATACAAATGCATTACCATTAGCGTTTGTAGAAGTTGAAACCTGCACATCAAAAATAGTGCTTGGATCATCTAGTACATAGGCTTTAATTTTGCTTCCTGCTTGTACCTGCGTATTAGCTGGCCAATAGGGAGACAATACTAAATTACCTGTAGTGTTAATGTATTCACAGCTTTGAAAAACACCAACGATTGGTAATGCTGAGAATGTAGAAGGTGTACCATCTGTATAATTTGGTAGATAACGAGCTATCGTTCCTGCCTGAGCATTGGTTGGATTAAATACTACCGGATCACCATTAAATATACTTATTTCATAGGTAGTAGTACCAGTAGCATCAGCATATATAAAATATTCATTTGTCTTTTCGGTCCAAGAACCTCCGTTTATAGATGAAATAGGTCTTAAACCAAAAGGAGCATTTACGCCATACGCCATAATATTCCTCGTATTATAAAAATTATTAAATAAAAATATTGTGAATCTTTAAGGAGAGTGTTCGAAACCAAAAATACGATTTTAAAGGGTTCGTAGAACCGCTATACGAAGAAATCTTTAATGGAGAGATTTTAAAAACCAAATTCAACGTTTTTATGTCTCGTCTGACGCTTCTTTTTAAGGGGCAAAAGAAAAACCTAATATACGATTTGAAAGTTCGTAGAACTTATGGCTACAACCTTTGAAACAAAAATTGTAGCCAACCTTGAAAGAATCATGATAAGTTAAAACAACTACCACAAATACATTATAACATATTTTTTAGCATTAAATAATCAAATTACAATTACGCTAACACCATCTGGCATACTTTGTACAAATTCACCGCTTGCATCTAGTACCGCTATAGTAACTGAGTTTAAATTTCTTACAGTAAAAAATGCATGATATATTGGTGGTGGTAATGCGCTGCCATTACTACCTGTTGTAATTACTACTGCATAATTTATTGATGGCATTGGGTTTATAAATTCAATCACATAATTTCCATTGCTCCCTGTAATATTTGCCACATTTGCAGAATTTTCATTCACAATCGTATTATTGCTGCCAGTAATAGTATCAGTAAACACGCACCATGCCGAAGGTATAAAAGGACTGCTAAAGTTACCATTTATACTTAAATCATTAATTTCTGAAACGTTATTATTAGAATCAATCGTAACCCCGTTAATTACAGTATTACCAGTACCAGTAGTTTGAATAAAAATATCGCTATTCTCGTTGGTGCTTATTGTTAAGCCACTAAGAGTAAGACTGCCTACTTGTACAGAGGACAAATTTTCTATTGAGTTATTTAAACTAATTGTTGGGTTTCCAGCTTTGCCATCCTGATTATCAATAATAATATTAGAACCAGCATTTAAAGTTCTAACTGAAAATGAAAAATCTTGAATATCAGAAATCACAGGAAAGCCATCTGAAATACTTTGGCTCTGAAAGTTTGTCAAAAACTCACCTAAAGTAAAGTCAATATCTCCACCAGGTGGAACAATTTCACCATTAACAATATTTATTGTGCCATTAGAACTTGTAGCGTTTAATGCAGCAACAGCAGCTTGCCCACCTCCAAATGGAGTTACTGACCAAATTCCATTAGCATTAGAATTATTAGTAAGATTAATAAACTTCACCTCACCGCCAGCAATATTGATTAATTCGGTAACGCCATCATTCAACATAAGCGAAAAAGAATAAACGCTTATGTTATTTATTATAAAATTAGCACCTGGTTGTGTTTCAGTTGCATTAGGCAAGGTAATTTGCCAACCATCTTGATCTGGCTCTACATCCATAATGTCGGTAATGGTTAATTCACCGGTTGGTGTAAAAAAAGGCAAATATAAATTAATATTTTGCGTTAATTCAATCTTTTGATAACTAGATTCTGAAGGTACAATTGCCATGTTAAAAACTATCTATTAAAGTTGTATTAGGTCTACCAATATCATTACTTACTCCACGCAATGATCTTATTTTATCATCGTTTGCTTTGTGTAGGTTTCTTCTTTCTCTATCTGAAAAGGCTTCTGGCCTTTCCATAAGTATAACGTCTTTATAGCAAATATATTGCTTTGATAATGGATTTCTTCCCAACGGGTCAAAACAAATGCCAGAACTTCTATCTTTTGACACAAGTTCCCAACCTTTTGACACCATTTCATCAATACGATAATTTTCACGTCCTCTGATTCCAGTATTTACCCACCTGTAAACATAGCCGTCTTTTTTCAAGCTATCTGGCACACGCAAAGGACTAGAATATTCCATATCATAATGATCTCTCATTTCGTGCAATCTCGTTTCTGATGCTCGAGTTTTCACTGTTTCTTCGTCTCTACTAAGTTTTTTTGACATAATTTACGCTCTCTTTTTATGTTTGTTTAAATCATCTATTTTGTATTTCAACCATTCTTCTTCTGTAATGCCAGCATTAGAAGCCATGCGCTTTTCGTCAGCGGTCAACACTATTGTTTGCTTGCTTTTGGCTGTACTAGAACCTGATTGATAAGATTTCTTAACGCCAGACACATTGTTTATAGATGCTGGAGGCGTATTGCTTTTTTGAGATTGTTTTTTTAATTTTGATAAATGTTCATCTATTACCTCAAAATATGGTTCAGAAAAGTAATACTCTGATTTGCCACTTTCAGCGATGCTACGATCTAGTTGATTAATAAAAGCACTAATTTTTTGAGCCATTTGTGGATTGTAATTAACAGAACTAGGATTGATTTCATCATTAGATTCCAGCCAATCTTGAGCTATTTCTCTTTGTACATTAGCTATATTAGCTTGCCGCTCATTTTGCTCTGATGCTTTTGCATTCTGCTGATTGTTATAATTCCACCTTTCTATTTCATCAATAGCATTAGTAGCTCTGATAATAGCTTTATTGGCTTCTCTTAAACCTTTTGCATCACCTTCTTCAATCGCTTTATCATGCATTAATTCAGCTTTTTCTAAATCCGCATAAGCATTTTGCCCGTAATGATAATTTCCAACTTCAAGAGCTTTATCACGCTGCGCTCTTAATTCTTCTAATTCGGATGCTAGGCGATCTCGTTCTGCAAGAGCCTTGTATTTTTCTCTACGCTCTTTCCAAAACTTTTTCTCTTTTTGTTTTTTAGTTTCGTAAGTTTTTTTAGTTTCAGAATCAGGATTCTCATCTGTTTCTTCATCGCTAATAATTTCTTCATCTTCTTGCTCGCTTAAGCTTTCTTCTTTTTCTACTTGCTCTTCAGGCTGTTCTTCTTGTATTGTATCTTCTAGCTGTGTATCAGATTCGTTATTTGCATTTAACTCATTAATCTTATTCATAGCGTCTTGTAATTCTTTCATTCCGCTCGTGTCTGCAATATGAGCGGATGAAACGTCTTGATTCGCTTCTTCTGCGTTCATTGTAATTACCTTATTTATTTAGAAATTAATGGAATGTTGTGCTTAGGATTATCAATAACGCCCGTTATTACATCTTCATTTAATGCATACATTGGGATATTATCGTATGCCCATAAATAACCTGCATGTCTTGGGAAATTAACCCAATCACCTACTTTACAATATGGACCTGTAAACTTGTATCTATCGTCCTTGTAAGCACCTTTTGACATAGCTACTACTAAACCAACAAAATTTAAGTATTTTTGTTCGTCCTTTGTAGAATCGGGCAGTAAAATACCACCTGATGTTTTTGCTGGAGGCACATATAGTCTTATGTATAATTGCCAACCAGAAGGTGTTAAATCTTTAAAACGAGCTATTTCTGCTTGCTTTGCTTTTTCATCAAAAGTATTTAGGTCTATTCCTATATCTTGATTATTACTTGCTTTAATTGCTGATATATTCATCATCACACTCTTTAAAAGTTGTTCTACAAATATCCATAGCTGCAACAAGTCCATTTACTTGCCCAGCTTTGAATTTATAACTTGGAAAATCTTCAACTTGCCCTTGAGCTATAGTAGTTTCAAGGTTAGTCCTTGCTGTTTTAAGCTCTTTCATTAGGCGTTCGTATAAAGTCATACGCCTCTACATCCCTTTTTTAGTCTTGATGAAGGTAAAGGTGCGCCACTTTTTGTAGCTTGCTTATGCCTAATTTTTGCTACTCCGCCCGCTGCAAATTTCTTGGTTGTTGATTTGTGAGAAGATTTATCTGTATGGCCACAGCTTTTTTTCTTAACGGAACCACCAGATTTTTTTTCAATAAAAATATCTACGTTATCATCGGACTTTTTACTTTTATGACTATCGCTTTTTTTGCTTTTGTAGTTGTTGTTCATTTTTTCAATAAAAATGTCCACATGTCCACCTGCCTTCTTTTTGACACTACCGCCAGATTTATACATTCTCATTCTTTCTTGCTCCGCTGCAAACGGCGACATATTAACATCTTTTGCTGTACCTGGATGATTCATCAGTTTATCTGCCAATTCTCTCATTGCATCAGGCTTGTTTTGATAACCAGCTCTTAAATTTCTATTTCTATTCATCGTTACCTCGTAATTATGATGATTTAATTAATTCTTCTTTCTCAAGTGCAGTATTGGCTTTTTCAAGCTCGGTCTCAGACTTAAGTTTTGCTATATCTTCGCTAGATTCAATTTTTGCTTTTTCTTTTTCGAACTCTAATTGAGTTTTGAAAATGTCAAATTCTAGCTTTTTATCGGACATACGCTCTTTGGCTTTTACCTCCTCTTCTTTTTGTTTAATATCAGCTAAAATTAGTTCATTAGGGTCTATTGGTCGTTGCTCGTTTTGTTCAAACTCTCCTGACTCTTCTAAACCTTGAGCAGATGCTAAAGCGATTGCATTTTGTATTTCAGGATTTTGTATTTCCTCCAAGGAAGGTAATTCTTGCCCGATAATTTGCTGCATTTTGATTAAATATTCATATGCTTCATGCTCTGTGATATGAGCCATGATTTCAGCTTGTAATTCTGGATGTTGCTGGGCAAACGCTCCATGTACCATTTTGTGAGCAGCGTGATCTTGCCACATGGCAGCAGCAACTCCTTTACCAGATAAAATATTTATGTTTTCAGTGATTGGGTCTAACGGCAATACTTTCTCTGTTTCTTGAGAAGGTAGTATTTTGTCTATTTCTTCATCTGTTAAACCTTGTGCTTGATAATTAATTTTCAATACTTCCATCATGTTATGCATTTCTGGAGCTCGTTCTGCTGTTCTTAAAACTTCTTGAGCTTTAAGTATTTTTTGAATACGAGAATTAGAAGCTGGATCAGAAACGGGAATAATTTTTACCTCGTCAATAAAATCCTCTTGAGAAATGGAGTTGTTTCCTTCGCCCGAAGTAAATTCCTCGTATTCTAAAGTGTTTTTAAATAACTTTTCTATAAGCTGGAGTTCATAGCTAAAAGAATGGTGAATTGATCTAAGTACCGCTGATTGAATACGATTATTATTCTCAAGCGCAGCCAGCATTGTGCCGGTTGGTATATCTTCTTTAGAATCTAGCATGCCAAGTTCTGATGTAGAACCAAGCTCTCTGCACTGATCAACTATTTCAAGTCGCAGTTCTCGTAGAGTTTGAGAAGGTTCGGAATATGGCAGTGGCATTAAAGCCTCTGATAAAGGAACTCCGCCAGTGTCAACTTCTACAAACTGACCTGGACCAACAATTAAATCATTGTTTTGTTGTTTAAAACCTTTAGTACGCAATCCGCCAGGAAGATTTTTAAAAGTACCAGCATCAACTAGTTGGCGCAGCAATTTAGTAAGAGTAATAGCATTTGAGCCAAGTAGATGAGCAAGGCCAATACCATATACGCCAAAACCTGGTAGATAATTATACTGAACAAAATAATTAGTGCGCTTTTTATCCTGATCATCTTCCTCCCAGTTGCGCCGAATAGCTAGTATTTCTTTTGAAATTTTATCTATAGTAATAACATAAGGTAGTGGCACTTCATCATCGTACTCTTCACTGTTATTTTTAATAAAATGATCTAAGTTTAAGTAAGTATGAATTTCATAAATTGGAAATAAAGATTGTTGAGTATATACATTTAAGTCTATACCATCTCTTTTTTTATTATTTTCTTCGCCTTCATCGCTACTATCCGAGGCAACATTTTTTAAATAAGGTAGTTTACAATCTCTATATACTCCGCTTTTTTGCCTTAATAATATTTCTCTTTTTGAAAGACGTAATATATGAGTAAGTCGCTCTGACTCTAAAATGGAAGTACAATCGCCATCAATAACAAAATCCTCGGGCATGATAAAACGGCTTACTGGCTGATTAGCTAGTTTATCGTAATAAACTTTTTTAAAACCGCTGCCATACAAGCCTAGATAAAGCAGAAAACGCTCAAAATCTGAGTAGTAGGAATCATCTTTAACTGTTAGAAAGTAATTCAGCCAGTTACGTATTAAATCGCCTTTTTTTTCTAAAAACTCGTTTGTCTCGCCTTTGATTACGTAACCGGCTGGCCCAGATTGTGGCAACAATTCTGCTCTTGTAGTAGAATAAAACCTAATAAGAGCAGTAGATAGAGTGGTATCAAAAGTTCTCGTACTTTGAGAAAATTGAGCACCATCTATATCTTCTAAAGAAAAGCCCAAATACTCCTTGACTGTATGTACTGATTCTAACCAGTCCTTGCGAGCTTCCATATCTTCTTCAATTAAATTAAGAAGATAACTAGATAATTTATTTCTGTTACTCTCTTCTAAATCGTCTGCAAGATTAGCATAAAATTCTTCATTGTTATTTTGCTCAGGTTCAGGCTCACCTATTTGATAAACTGTTGAACCATCTTCTAAGTCTTCTAAAGGTGTGATATAATCAGTATTGATATTCATAAAACAAATATTCTTATTCACTATTATACCACAGGTAAAAATGACTTTGAAAAAGCCCGCTAATAACAAAACATTAATAAACAAACTAGAAGAAATGATACATGACGCAGGAAAACTAAAAGCGCCTTGCTGTGTTGATGTGTTGGTTCAAACAAACGAATATTTGATTGTTTCAGGTAGAAGGGAATTTAAAATTCGTATTGAAAATACAAATAATATTTTTCAGCCATTTGGCAAAACAATAGAAAAATCTATACCTATACATTTTCCTGTGTTTATAGATAAAATTTCAAAAAAACAAGATAACTATTTAAAGTCATTTAACATTAGCGATGCAAAGCCGTGTATTTTATGTAAAAGTTTTATTCTTGATAATGATGTAGAATCTTTAGCCGATAAATTAGAAAATTATATTGAAGAAACGTTTATAAAACAGTTTGAATAAAATAATATCAGCTGTTTTGAATTTATTACTGGGACTCAAATTCAAAATCATTATACTGACCACTATGTAAAATAGTATTACAAGATTCTTGATCAGCACTTGGTAAATAACAAGCAGGGTAATAAAACTCTAATATATCAATCTCTTGATTTTCGTTATTATAGATATGTATCCTTGTTTTTTCTTCTTGATTGTTTTTTTTAAAACAACAGCATATTTTTTTAATAAAACTTATCATCATAAATCTCCTAATAATTCTGATTGGTATATAGTTTCTTTATAATTATTTAAAAACTGATCTCGATCTTCAAAGCTCATTAACTCATCTGTTGTCATGAGTTTGTAAACAACTAACGAATTTAAATCAGCAGAAGAATCTACCTCTTTT